TTGACGATGTATTAGCCCATTGTGAATAATAATTGCCAATGGCCGATCCGCTTCCTGGATTTGATCCATTAGCTGCTGTGGCACTTTTACCAAATATAATAGTACCCTGAGTAGACATCATTGATCGCCAGTTAAGTGTTTTTGCACCTTCGCTGCCGCCAAAAGTTAAACCTTGCTCGTTAAGAGCACTAAATTGTATTTCGCCGCCAGTGTTAAAAAAATATCTTCTTTCGTCAGCGTTCTGCCATGTTACTGTAATAGTATGGTTAATAGATGATCCAGGTAAACTGGCGTCATTTCCGCCCCAGTCTGTATCTCTTAAAGAACTACTTCCTGATGATATAGAAACTTGGGCTGCGCCAATTAAATCATGTCCAGTAACAATATCGTTAGAAGCATTATCAAAATCTAAAAATCCTTCATCAGTGTCGTTAGCTGAAAACGCCGAACTTATATCGTTAGGGTCTAATGGATTAACTCCTACATCTGCGGCATATACACCAATAGTTTCTGCATCACTTGGAGCATTTAGACCATCGCCTGTCCATGCAAGGTTTGATGATCCTTTTTGATGTGTTCTTGCTTTAACTAAATCATTATATAAAGCAAGCATATCTTCGGATTCAATAACTTTTGCTGTTGCTATTTGTGAGCTTTCAGTTGCTCGGCCATATCCAAACTGATCGTCAACTCCGTTGTCGCCTAAAACCGACTCAATTTTTGATTGTATCGCATTATATTCTGCTCTACTTATTACGCTTCCTAAGGTTAACGCCATTGTTGCTTCCTTTAAATTTCTTTTATACGTATATTTATATTAATTTATAATTCTGATCTTTCAAATACTGTAGGTTCTGGAACAGCAAGTGCTCCTGTTATTAACTTTAAACTAACTGAGCTATCAATTGTTCCAGTAACAAATTCATCCACTGACAGTGGATTATTAACATCTCCAATGTCTCCGTCATAAAATACTACTCGAAAAGATAATATAGTTGGTGATCTTTCAAACACAGTTATATAGTATTCGTTATCGCTATAAATTCCAACACCGCTCTGAGTAAAGATTGTTAATCTATTTTCTGAGCTTGTTGTACTCCAATCTACATCTGCTGTTCCGCTAAAATTTCCGTATTCAACTCCAGTACCTTCTGAACCAGTTCCGTATACACGGTCCTTTACAAAAAATATAGTTCCTATGTTGTTTAACATAGATTGCCATATTTCATCTTTTACATTTGGAGGAGCCGATGCTCCCGTTCCGGGTGTTGACAATCCGCCTGTTAAACTAGCATTAATTCGTATTTCACCGCCGGTGTTAAAAAAGAATCTACGATTCTTTTCAGTATCCCATTCGATATCAAATCCATGATAAATTGCATCTGACCATTGCGATGTTCTTCTTGATGTTGCAACAACTTTTACTGACGACTGCCCAGGGCCAACTAAATCTTTATCGTTCTCAATATCTGTAATAGCAAGTTCGTAATCTTCAAATCCTTGATTAACATCTTCTACTGCTCCTAACGAACTTTGTTGTGATTTAGCTTGTCCAGTTTGTAGTGCAGGATCTGCAAATGAAATCCCGCCGGCAGCATTAATGTTTGATACTGTTATAGTAGCATCGTTTGCTGGTGTTGTGCCGCCTACAAATATTCCAGGAATATTTATAATTTCTCCGACTACAAAGTTAAGTCCTCCGGCAACTATGTTAAATTCATAATTTGGTCCATTTGTAACTACTCGTAATTCTAAATTAGACCCTGCTGACAACGGATTATAAAGTGATAAACTATTTTCCCACTGTAAGTTATATTGTGTTGTAGTTTGAATAGGATTGTCGTCAACATCTGCTGCATAATAGCCAATAATTTCGTTTATTGAGGGTGCTGCTAATCCGTCAGGATTAGTCCATGCTAAGTTTGGTGTCCCTTTTTGATGTATTCTAGCTGTAACTATATCATTATACAATGACAGCATATCTTCAGCTGTAATAGTTTCGCCGTCACCCTTGGCCTGACTTTGTAATTCTAAGCCATATCCTTGAGTTGATCCATCTCCTGCTCCTAATACTCGGTTGACTCTTCCTCGCATTGCATTGAAAATAGATGACGTTATTACATCGCCTATACGATTAGCCATTTTTTCTCCACTATTTTACAGGCGCAATATACATTCGACTAATTTTTCAGACTCTTCAGGATTGGATTCTAAAGCTATTCCTACTAACGGATTTCCGTTAAAGTGTGTACTGCCACAACCTTCAGCATCTACATAAATTTTAGCGCCTTTAACAACTGCTCCTACAACTCTTACAGGTACTCTACCTTCAAGTGCAAGTGCTTGTCCTTTGATTGCTGAATTCATTAAGTATGCAGGATCTGCTGACACTACGCCAATTGGATACGAATCCAATAACGTTGGTGCTGCTTCAAATCCAGGGTCTTCACATATGTGCATTACTGTTCCAACAGGCCATGTTTTTTCTGTGGTATATTTTTCTGCCAAGTCAGCAAATCTTGCACTTGTTGCTATACCTTCAAAAATATCTGCTGCTATAGTATTATTACTATCACGCACTGCAATAGTAGATGCTTGTGCAGTTTCACTGGCATATGTATATGTGCTACCAGTTAATCCTACTCTTAACTTGTTAGCATCGTCGGCTGTTCCTTTAAACTCATCAGCCCAAACTTGATCAAATCTTTTATCACTAGTACCTAAATGATAATCGCCTACTGTTGCACCCGGTAACAACCCATTTGAATTTATTGTTATTGAGTGTACTAAATTGCTTTGTGTATTTTGTGTTATAAAATGTATTTCATTATCAGCAGCACTTGAATTTTTAATTACGCCGCTAGTATTGTCTACAATAAATTCAAATGTGTCGTTAACAACTAGTCCTTGTGCTAATTCAATTTGATCAGCAAATGCTGCATTTCCTGATTGTACAAAACTTGAAGCATCAACACCGCCTAATCGTTCTGCGTTTGCCGCTGTTCCCCAAAATTTAGAAACACTAACACCTGTAGTTGTTGCTGCGCCTTTAAGAGTAACACCAGATTTAACACTATTAAAGCCTGTTATACTATTTCCTTCAACTGGCTTAATAGTAAATTCTTCATTTGATATAATAAATTGTGCAATATCGTTTATATATGCAACAATAACACTTTTAGATACATCTGCACTATCTAATACAGTTTGGCTAACCATTTGTGTTACGCCTTCGCCTGCGTCTTGAGGACCAATCAAGATAAACGTTGTACCATTGTAAACATATAGCTGCTCGTTTGCACTATCCCACCAAAAATCACCTTGTGCTAATCCTGCTGGCTGTGTGCCTGACACTTCAGCACCACCAATTGAACGCCACGAACTGTTTTCGTCACGGAATTTCATTCTATCTGTTCCTGTATCGTACCAAACTTGGCCGCTTACTGGTTTTGGAGGTTGATTTGCTCCTGCAAAATGTTCCATCATATGCAAGAAGTTTTCGTTATGTACTTCTCCGTATCCTGCATAATTTTTACCAACAAACTTAATGTCTGTTGTTTCGTTTAGCGTTCCATCTTCGACGGTTGTCAAAGGTGTTTTGCTGAATCTGTCTATAGTGTATGCCATTTAAGTGTCCTCAATAATGTATCTTGTACTGTATTTATTCTTTTCTTTAATAATTATTTACGTCAGTGTTAACGATCCAGTTTCCTAAATTGTTAATAATAAAGTATCTTGTTTCTCTAGTTATTTGTAGTGTAAATGTAGGTGTTAAGCTATTTGGTAAGTTAACACCCTGTAACACACTTACTGTTCCGCCAGCTGCTGCATTAACATCCACAGTAGTAGTAGTTGAATTTGATGCAATATCAATCGGGTCAGTTGACTGGCTTCCGTAATAGTAGCAAGCAACTCTAGATTTTTTGCCTTCTGCAAATGTAGTTGCAGGATATAGTGTATTTAAATAGTCAATAAGTCTATCATTATATTCACCAGCAGCGTAGCCAGTTAAGTCCATACTAAACACAATGGGCTCAGTTGTTACAATTCTATCTGCATAAATTTTGTTAGCAGCGTCATAGTCAGCAGTTGGTTCAGCCATACCAGTAATTTTACTAGAAGTTAATGCAATATCTCCGCCTACATTAAATGTGAAGCCTGTTAATCCGCCAGTACGTGATATTGTATTATTAATTAATCTAGTTGTATTAACTGTAAGACCTGTTAGTGTTCCTACATTTGTTAAGCTACTGTTAACAACTCCAGATCCTAAAGTATCAGAACTTAAAACTAAATTATTATTAATTCTAAAGTTTTTAGTTTCTACTAAGTCAAAATGCTCTGACGATGTCCAAGCAGTAGTATTAGTATACCAATTAATTGTTTTGTCTGTTGTTCCTTTAAGTGTTATTCCGCCGCCGTCGGCTGTTAGATTAGTTGGAGGTGATGATGTTATTGCACCAAGTTCTATATTTTTATCTTCAACTTCAATTGTCGAAACTTGAGAAATTATTTGATCGCCTTCAACAGTCAAATCACCTGTAATTATTACACTACCGGTAACATCTAACGCTGCTCGAGGGCTTTCATTAAATATGCCAACACGTCGACTACCTGCTTTAACCTTAATGGCTGTTGTACGACTTGTTGCTACTGCCGAACTGTTAACATCAATATTAAAGTCACTATCTTCTACTACACTTCTTACTGAAATACCGTTATCTACAAGAAAACGTCCTTGCCCCGATTCGCCTATAACTAAACCACTTGAGTTAGCAATAGTAAACAAGTCAGCAACAGTATTCTGTTGATTAGTTTTAACAAGTATCGACTCTGGAATAGGTGTTCCAGTTACTGACAATAAGTTTTGAGCGTTTTCTGCTGTGCCTCTGTAGATAAAACCTGTTTTATCTAATACATTCCAGCCTTTAAAGATTGTTCCTGTTGGATTTCCTTCATTTACTAATCCCTGAATGACGTTTGTTGGTAACTGATTTGGTATAAATTCTCTTGCTGATACTACTGCCATTAAACTATTGTTAATAACTAGTTTTAAAATTGTAACCTTATTAAGGTTTTGATCATCTATTGATTCTACAACAATACCACTTTCGCCTTGTGTTTCATTAAATGCAGGTCCAATAAGTTGCCATTGTTCACCAGTGTATAAGTAAAACTGTTTATCAATAGTACTAAACCAAGTATCTCCCGGAATAGGACCTAATGGAAATGACTCACTTAAGAATGAGCCTGCTGCTGACTGAAAGGATTCACCGTCAAATACCTTTAACTTATTTTCTGACTTATCATACCAAAGTTGTCCAGTTAAAGGTGCAACTGGTTGGTTAGTATTAGCAAAATTTTCTAATAATTTAATAAAGTTTTCGTTTACTGCTTCGCCGAACCCTGTATAATTCCTACCTACTAGACTTATGTCAGTAGTATCAGTATCAAGTATCCCGTCAATTAGGTCTACTAGTAAGGTTCCGTCAGTTCTGTTAATTGTATATGCCATTAGTTCTTATCCTTAGGTGTCCGCAAATATTATATAATTTATTGTTAAGTAGGGAGGCATAATATCCAATGCTGCACCTAACGATTCTGTTCCTCTATACAGGCCGTTTCCTGTTGGTCCGCCGCCGTCTATGCCGCCGGAAGAAGAAAGTCCACTGGTAGTTGTAGTACCTGTTGCAATGTTTAGACGTTGTACGTTACCAGAAGCTTCGTCAACTGTTGCAACTTCGTCGTCACGTATTGCATAATGCCCAATGCCAGCTGGCGACTTCATATCATGTTCGTGTTCTGGTAAATTATTTAACTTAATATCTTTTGTTTCAGAACCACCTGACAAACCAACAACATCTGCTGCGGTGTTAGTTACAACATCTGCTGAAAGATCTCCCATATTATCAGCACCTAGTGGCATCCTTCCTCGTAAGTCTGGAATTCCAAAAAACGCTGTTGACTGGTATCCTTCAGCTTCAAGATCTGATTGAGATTTAAATTTATACTTAATAACATTATATAAATTTACAGCATCTGCTTGACGCAACACTGTTCCGTCACATATATACCACCCTGGAGGAGCAATGTCTCCTGCAAAAGGAACAATCATTCCTACTGGATTTTTTGGAACATCTTTTAAGAAGTTAGTTTTAGTAATTTTAAAAATACCTGTATCACCAGTAGTTCTGTTGATAAGTATTTCGTCACCATTTTGTAATTCTACTACGTCATCTTTTGTTGTAATAAAATCGTTGTTAATAGCAATATCAAATGTTTTTGTAAGCTCTCCTGAACCATCAAAAATAACATCGTCTGATGTAACATCGCCAGTGACTTTAAACGTAGTTCTATTTGTTAATTTTGCAGCACTTGATGCTGCGCCTGTAATTGTGCCTTCAACTGCTCCTTTGAAAAATCCATGGAATGTTTCAGCATATACATCGTTAAATTTAGCATCTTCGCTACCAATAGACGGTATTGTAACTGCATCTGAGTCAACTAAAATTGAATTTCCAATCTTAGTTTGTCCTTTTACTAAAAGATCTGTACCTACTTTTAAGTTTTTAGCAATACTTGTGCCGCCAGCAACAACTAATGCACCTAAACTAAGATCGTCTCCAAATGTATCGTCTGCTTCTGTAGTGCTTCCTACTTCAAGGCTTTCACTTATTTTTGAATCACCTATTACATCTAAAGAAACTTGCGGACTGGTATTGTTAATTCCTACAAACTTGTCGCTAGTTGCTCGAATAATTGTATTATAACCAGTTTCGGATTTTGTCTTTACATCAATACCGTTACCAGTAATATTACTTTGAATAATTGCTTGATTGCCTATTGCTTTTGCAGTAAACTGACTGTTAGTTCCAACTTCAATACCACTATCATTTTTAATTCTTAGTACACCGTAGGAGTTATAATCTATATCTCCTCGCATAAAGTTAGATGAGCTAACATTGTCTGATCCAACTTTTAATGTTTCCGCTGTTTCAGCAACACCATTATACTTTAGAGGACCGTTAGCAATATTTCTTGTTGTTAAATTAATACCCGGTTTAAGTGTTGTATAACCTCTAATAGTTGACTTAGGAGTAAACATGTTGCTTGTAATTATTGCAACTGGAATATTTGAAACTTCTACTTTTAATACAACATAATATTGGTCATCTGTTCCTAAAATTTGTTCAGCTTGTATACCCGATCCTAGTCCACCACTAAATTCAGGTCCAACTAGTAACCAACTTGCACCATTATTTAAATATAGTTGCTGGTTAGCTGTGTCAACCCAAAGATCTCCAGTTAAACTTAAACCTAAGTCAGGTTCAACTGGTCCTTTCTTAATGCCGCCAGCAGCTACCCAATTTGTTCCGTCATAAACTTTTAACTGTTCTGAACCAGGATTAGTATCATACCAAGTTTGTCCTTCTACAGGATTTAATGGTGGCTGGTTACTTGCAAAGTTTTCCAACATATGTAGGAAATTTTCACCAATTGACTGTCCGTAACCTGTTGCTTGTCTTCCAAGAAAGCTAATACTTGTAGCTGAGTCATTAATTTCGCGATCTTCAACAACAATTGTACCCTTGTTAATTCGATCAGTAAATGGAATTTCGTATGGCATTATGAATTACCCCCGCTTAAACTCTGCACTCTTACAGTGTAGTCTACTTGAATAAGTCTATTCAAACTCTTTTGTACAGGATGGAAGATAACATGTGTTAGTAGCTGGCCGTCGCCTAAAACGCCTGACAAATTTGCGCTTCTTAAACCAAGTTCATCAAATACATATAATGCATTTTCGTCTGATGCTGTATCAAATGCATCCTGACCGTTTGGTTCGCCGTAATCTAATAAACACGTAACTAGTATATCTGTATAATTAGTACCACTAATATGTCTAGTTTCTATCTTATTTCTTGTAGGATCAGTATTATCAGCATTTCTATCATCTACAACCTTCGTAAATGTTTGATTGTATAACCCAGCGTTTGTTCCTGTTGTGTTTGGTGTCAAGTATGTAATAATACCTGTTGGATCA